AATTGAGTGATCAAACGTACAACCACGAATATATGAAGTAGATTCAAATTTTATCTGCTTTGCGTTTATCATTTTATTATAAGAACCAAACTCACCGAATAACTCATTACATATAAATTTATAAGGTAGATTAAATGGTTCTCTTTTTTCTTCTATTGTACCAGGAAGAAATCCACCATCCCGCGTAGGAACAATAGATCTCATAATAGTTATATCACGATAAATTTCAGGTTCATCAAGCATTGCTTTTAAAGCTAAATATAAGCCGATAAACGTTTTACCAGTACCAGCACTTCCTGATAGTACTATATTTTTATTTTCTTCCCAAGCAGAAAACGCTGTTCGCTGATTTTCTGTAATAGGTTCAATACGAATAAGTTCTTCCGCATGAACTTGTAACGAATTATTTTTTTTAGTCATATGTTAATCGTATTACCTTTACCAGAACCACTCTTTATTTTTCTTTTCAAATCTTTAAAACCGTCGGGTGTTTGGCCGTACATATCTTTAGCTGCACTTAAAAACCGTGGTGCACTTGGGACTTGAATAATTTCAGGATCATGATTTAACATTTCTTGCAGTTGATTCCAGCTACAAATAGTGTCCCATCTATCATTTGTTTTAATATTTTTTAATGTATACGTTGGCACGTTTTTTCAGTCCTTTTCCATTTGTTCCATGATTCTTCTACATTATATCTATACATAATGTTCCATTGTTTAGACAAACCTGACCAAGATCTAATATATTCTTTTGGTTTTGGGCCATTTGAGTTATTATTTACAACAAGTTGAAGATATGTTCCGTCTTTAAGACTACCAATTTGTATACTATCAATAACCCTATATTCGATATCAAACATTAATAAGTAACTCCATTAATAAAGTTTTCACCTTTAATTGTGATGTAAGCATATCCATCATTAGGATTGATATCACGAGAAATAAAACCGGCATTTATTAACATTTCCATTCGATTACAATACTCTTGATATCTTTGTGAAAAGCCATCAAGATTATTAAAATTTCTTACATGGATTGGCTTACGTACGCCATTTTTTGCTTCTGATGCAACTGCATCTTCTAGGATATCAAGTTGAATTTTTACCAGTTTCATAATGTATCTCCCTTTGTTAATACCTTTATAATACATTTTTGACTAGTTGTAAACAATAAAATACATTTAATTTGCATTTAATATATTATGTGATATTTATGTTACAGTATCGCAATTCATCAAAGTCCATTTGTAACGCGTTCTTTTGTTTAATAATTTCTAATTCCCAATGGTGAATTATATCACGTTTAGCAGGATTATTGTCTGGTAACTGTAATGCCCTACGATAATGAGCAGCTTCTTCTTTTAATAATTTATTAAACTTGCGTGGAATAGAAACTTTACGCACTTTCTTTTACCTCAAACCATTCTGGAATTGGACGACGAGTCCATGCCATTTTAAATCTATCTTGTTTTGTCTGATAATATAATTTATAAGATTTAACTGGATCACCTTCAATAATACACTGTGGTTCGTGTTTCATTGCAAGAGCAAATGGAGTCATTAGGTATTTAAAACCCTCTTTAATATTAGTTGGAAGTTTAGATAATTTTTTACTAAGAAGATTTTCAGTAGAATGAGTTTTATCATAGCGGTAAGTATATTCTTTACATAGCGCTGAAAAATGTTCATAATGCCATTGATAATTATTATCATTTTGCATTGTCCATACTGTACAAGGATGGCCCATATGAACCGCTTTGTATAGAACATTTTCACGATCATCGGGAAGTTCCCAATACTTACTCATAGTTTTACCGGATTTAGATCTTCGTCTTGTTTCAATACCATCAAGCATACGATGAGCTGTTGATAACATTTGAGCAGATTCGACAATCATTTTAACTACGTGTTTATCACATTGTAATTGAGCAGCTTTGATTGGATCCTTATCTAAGATGAATAAATTCATAGTAATACCTTTTTAACAGATTATACTAATATTATATCACATTATTTAGCAATTGTAAACAATTTTATACCAATGTTTCAGCATCAACATTACTAGCATTACTAACATTTGTAGAAGGAAATGATCTACCTGAACCCCAAAGAAGTCTTACAGCCCCACCGCCTGAGTTACCTCCCCCTGCGCCAGATCCACCGCCACCGCCACCGCCACCATAGTTTCCTCCGGCTGAATGACCATAAGTACTAACGGCATCTTCACCACCTGACCCGCCGGTACCCGCAGAAGTAGTTGTTGGATGTTGATTTGGATGTATAGCAGCTAAACCACCAACTCCGTTCGTTCCTTGTCCGTAGACACCAACGCCACCGCCGCCACATGTATAACTACCAGAATTTGCCATTGACCCACCAGCGCCACCGCCCTGACCATTTCCAGCTTGTCCCGTATTACCAGATTTACCATCTCCACCATCTCCGGAATAACCACCTGCACCACCACCGCCGCAATCTTGATAAGTTCCGCTACCTTGGCCATCACCGCCGTTACCACCGCCATCTCCAACATAACCACCACCGGTCGCGCCATTACCACCTTCACCCATTACGGTTGATGTGTTTATAAAGTAACTATGTTCATTTGCTTTATTTTGACCACCAGCACCAACAACTACCGTATAAGATTGACCTGGAGTAACCGATATATTATTTTTCCAACCAAGACCTCCACCTCCTCCTGCTACTGAGCCTGCTTCCGCGCCGGCACCAACCGCTACAACTGATACACTAGTAAGTCCAGCTGGACAGGTCCAAGAATGTGTTCCTGCTGTTGAAAATAAATAACTAGAAGGCGGAGGACCAAATGATAATGCAAATGAGGATGCGTAATTAAGTGCTGAATTTACATTATCTGTCACACTAAATGTTAAAGTAAATGTTCCAGCGTCAGATTCTGTACTAGATGGAGTAATAGTAAATACATTATCTGCTTGAGATACTGTTGCCGTTGACCCTAGTGAACCAGTTGTAACTGCATAACTCCAAGTCAACACCATTCCTTCTGGGTCTGTGGCGACGGCAGTAATAGTAGTTGCTGTTCCATCAGTTGCTAAACTATATGCTGAATTTACACCAGTAATAGAAGAAGGTGAAGCATTCGTTACTTCAGCGACTAGGTACCAACCAACACCATTCCAAACATACAATTTATTTGTAGCTTTAACAAATGCTGTATTTCCCTTGCTAGTAGAATTTGCTGGTAAATCTGCAAGAGTTTCATAAACTCTTATGTTAGATTTTTCTGGTCCTGAAGCTTCTGAAGCGGGTAAAGGTGCCAGTTCAAATGTCGGAATCATATTTGCATATCGGGTTTCAGAATACTTACCCATAATTTATCCTTGCAATTCCGCTGTAGGTGGTGTGAAGTTTGCAGTATATCTTGCAAGACCGCGAGTGAATCTAAAATCTTGTATATTGCCAAACGTTAGATAACCAGTGGCATATTTACCACCAATGACACCTTTTGGAGTCGTATACACAGTTGTATCCGCAGCACTAAGGGCTGTAATCTCGGTTCCGTCCTCGTATATTTTTATAGTACCATTGTAACGAACATACGCAAGATGATACCACTGCCCAACAGTTGTTTGGCCTGCACCGGCAGAAATATACCCACCAGAGCCACTATACATTTGATATCTTCCACCAGATGTGCGTCTTGAGATAGCAAAAGTGGGAATACTGTTACCGTGTGCATTTCCTAAAATTTGCGGAGCGACTTGAAAAAGACCGCCCCATTGATCAGAAGAAAACCTATGCCATAATTCTACAGTAAAATCTTCGTTTGCTCCAATATCACCGCCAGGAATATCAAATGTTAAATAATCACCTGTACCATCAAATGCAATTGATTTAGTTCCAGCAAATTTTACATAAGTTGTATCTGTCGCCGGATTACCAACAAAACTTACTCGACTTGATTGGGACAAATCTTCAGCGGAAGGTTCTGGATTCAATAGTAATTTAGCACTTTCAGTTACATTGATTGTTCCTATCATAGCCGAATGATTGCTACATTGATAGTAATATGTACCAGCAGTATTAGGAGTCCAAGTTACAGTACCACTTTGAGCGCCTTGATTAGTTGCGGCAGGTGTACTTACATCTGCACCACCGTCTGACACTCTAATATGAAAAGGATGACCTGAAGCATTTACCACAAAATTTACTGTTTGACCAACAGCCATATTCACGGTTGGATTGCTGCTACTCATATCAGTACTTAATGTGTCTGAAGTTAATGTATATGCACTTGCTCCTGAGTTTGTTACATTTATATTAAAAACAGGAGGTGTAGTTGTTAACGGTGTAGTTGGTGGTGTGAAATTACTAAAATACGCACAAGTTCCATTTAATACTCTAATATCAGACATATAGCCAGTAAGAGCATACGCGGTATTATGGTATGAACCAAACCTTGGTCCATTCGTGCCGACTAATTGAGTTAAAGAGTTTGTAAAAGTAGAACCTTCTTGTATACCGTTTACAAATAATTTTACATAAGAACCCTGCCTTACTAATGCAACATGACTCCATGCATTATCTAGAATAACAGAACTTGTTATTCTAGCACCACCTTGATGATAATATATTATATTATTGGTGTTATACTGGTTATCAAGATAAAGCAGTGTATAGGTTCCGTTTCCGCTAGATCCACGAAAATCTACTAACTGAGCTTCTGTAGCTGTCCGAGTTAATGGATATATCCAAAATTCTACTGTAAAATCGTTAGTGCCAAATGCAAATTCTGCATCACCATTTAAATTAATTCCATCACCTACTCCGCCAAAATAAGCAGACGCACCATGAGAGGCTTCTGAATATGGAGAATTATCAAATACAGATTTTGGTTTTAAAGATACATCACCGGCAGTTATAAGAGCGTGATTCGATGTAGATTGATCTTTAAGATAGGGTAGTTGACCTAGTAAGAATTTTGTATTTGTAATTGCAGTAAGCGGTTCAGTCGGCGGAGTAAAATTACTGGTGTAAACCGCAGTACCTTTTACAACTCTCACATCCGAGTAATATCCATTAACGCTATATAAATTAGAATTATAATCAGAAGGAACCCAAAAGTAATTAGTACCACTATAATTTACAGTGTCGGAAACCGCAGAACCCGAAGCCACACCATTTATATAAAATTGACTAACTGCACTGCTTCGAACCAGAGCAACGTGTGTCCAAATATTTGGTAGCAGTGCTGTTGCTGTACTAGTTTTTACTGAGCTACCTACATAATACTCTAGAATGTCCGATTGATTTGACCAAATTGAATAATTACCCGAATATCCGGCATCTATTAATACTCTCCATGATCCAGAATCATTTTTATATATCCAAAACTCTATCGTAAAATCACCAGTACCAAAAGCAAAATCTGCGTGGGCAGAATTTGTTCTTATATAATTACTTGCCATTGCTGGACCAAAATATGCAGAATATCCGCCATGACGATGTGGACTAAATGTTGATGCTGTTGAGTTACCATCAACAGTAATCGTATGATTCGAAGTGGATGCATCGTCAAATGTTTGATTAGAACCAGCTGCAGTCGCTTTAACTGATAACGCAGTGTATCTTGAATTAGTAACAGAAAATAATAATGTAAACGCACTTACTGCACTTACGACTCCGTTTAGACCATCAGTCACACTAAATGTTAAACTAAAAGTTCCTTCATTTGCGGTATCTGTTGAAGGTGTAATTGTAAATACATTGTCCGCTTGAGATACTGTTGCTGTAGAACCCAATGATCCAGATGATACCGCATAGGACCAAGTTAAAGCAAATCCTTCAGGATCAGTAGAAACCGCAGTAATAGTTGTGGCTGTACCATCTATTGCAAGTGCATATGTATCACTAACTCCAGTGATAGCAGTTGGAGATGCATTTGTAACTGTAGCGATTAAGTACCATCCAACACCGCTCCAAATATATAATTTATTTGTTGCTACAACAAAAGCTGTATTTCCTGGTGTAGAACCAGAAGCTGGTAAATCAGCAAAAGTTGCATATGAATACGAGCCTGGTGCTGAATTTACGCTTTTTGGAAAGCTAGCCGATTCAGTTGCGTATCTTTTTCTGGAATAGCTTCCCATTTAAATCACCCTATTTAAATATTCAAAGTACCTTGTCTATTATCTTTACCAACATGTTTTAAATTTTTAATTATTTCGTTATGTTCTGGATTTACGCTTGCAAGAGCTTTTTCATAATGCTTTTTACGGCCCTCGACATCAACTTTATTGTAAGCAGCTTTCTTATTAAGTTTAGTTTTACTTTTTGTACCTTTCGGAAGATCAGATTCAGCTTTTTTCTGGCTATCAACCATTTTATTATAAGCTTCATGAGCCGCGGTAGAAGTTTTAGCTACTTTACGGAAAGTAGCAGCATGTTTAGGAATTGATGTGGCAACGTCAACTTTTTGTTCTTCTTCATGATGTGGATGATCATGATGTGTATGATCATATCCTAGTCTTGCATTATCTATATGTGTTTCATTAGGATTATTTTGTTCAGCTTTTTTATGCTTTTCCATTTCATCAT